GACAGGTGACAAATTTGCTGAAATGTTCAAATCTAATCCATCTGAAGCAATTATGAAATTTGTCGAAGGATTAGGAAAAGCCGAAGAACAAGGTTCGTCTGCAATTAGTGTGTTGGATGACATGGGTATAACTGAAGTTCGGTTAAGAGACAGTTTGCTGCGTGCAGCTAATGCCAGCGGAGTATTTGCTGGGGCGGTAGAAATGGGTAACAAAGCATTCGGAGAAAATACTGCACTTGCTGAAGAAGCTGGCAAGCGGTACGAAACAACGGAATCCAAACTAAAAATGCTTAGGAATGAGGCAGTTAATGCTGCTATTGATTTGGGAGGTCCTTTTGTTGATGCATTAAGAGATGGCTTAGAATCTAGTAAACCTCTTGTTGAGCAACTAGGAAAACTTGCAACTGCCTTTAGTGAAGCTGACCCTAAAACCCAACAGATGATTGTTAAATTGCTGGCAGCAACAGCTGCAGCAGGTCCATTGCTATCAATAACTGGTAAGTTGAGTGGTGGCATTGGAAGTCTCGGGAAATCGTTCATTGATTTGAGTGCAAGCATGGCTAAGAAAAAAGCCATTGATGAGGTAAAAAAATCATTTATCGATGGGGATATTTCTGCCAATGACTTTCTAAAAACTCTATCTGGTGGATCAGGTACAATGACGAGGTTTGGTGCGGCAGCCAGTGGCGCTGCTGGTTCTGGTGGTATAGGAGCAATGACAGCAGCACTTGGGCCATTAGGACCACTTATTTTGGGAATTGTTGGGGTTGGTGGTGCGCTTGCAGTTGGCTATGGCGCTTGGAAATTATTCGGTGAAGAAGCTTGGAATTCTAGTCAACGTGTCAAACGTTGGGGAGCTGATGTAGGAGAAGCAACTGACACTGCATTAGGTAAAGTTCAAACGAATACAAAAAGTGCATTAAGCGAATTTAGTTTGCTGGAACAAGGAATATCTACTGATACAGAAGCTGTTGTAGGTAGCTTCTTGAAAATGGGCGAATCGATTGAGACAAATCTAGTCAATAAAATATCCGCATTAAAAGAAATATTAGGATCTCTTCCAGAAGACGTTCGAAAGGCTGGGGAAGGGGTTACTGAAGATGAGATTGCAAAACAAGAGGAACAGTTAAAAACTGTTCAGGAAAATAATGCAAAAATCCAAGCGATAAAAGAACAGGCGTCGAAAAACAATAGAGAATTATCGTATAACGATGCTATAAGAATAAAAGCGCTAGCCCAAGAGTCTGCTACAGCATACGTGGAATCACTTGGTAGAAGTGAATCTGAGACCAAGAAAATTCTATCTGCTATGACAGGAAATGTTCAACAAGCAACAAAAGAACAAGCTACATCTTGGCTGCAGTCTCTAGGAGAACAAAGGCAAAATTCAAAAGTGGAATACACTAAAATGCAAGAAGACTTAAAATCCCAATTGGTTGATGCTGGATATGATTTGAATAGCGAATACGCTAAAGAAATGCTTGGTCTTCTGGAAAAGAGTAGCCAGTCCGCTACTCAACTGACCGAAGATCAAATGGCAACTATTTTAGCTAAATATCCAGAATTAGCTGAAGAAGTTTTTCTAGCAAACGGTCAACTTATTTCTTCTATGGGAGACGCTAGTCAGTCTGCAGTTGAACAAAATAAAAAAATGATGGAAACTATGGGTGATTTTTCGAAAGCTGCGGCAAAAACTGCGGAGGAAAATAAAGAAAAAATCAAACTAACACTAGACGAAGCTAATCAATTTGGGGAGTATTGGAATGGTTTAGTTTTAGACCCAAAAACTGGCGAATTAAATACAAATGCACAGGATGAAGTAAATAAAGCTGCGGAGTCCGAAGCTGGATGGAACAAGCTTATGTGGATTAGCAAGGACGCAAATGTTTCATCGAATGTGAAAATGATGATTGCTGAAGCCGCTATCGCTAACGGTAAGTGGGATGGTATGACCTATACTGAACAGCAAGCACTTCTTGACAGTAACGTTACGCAAGTAATGACTCAAGCTCTCCAAGCAAATGAGGATTGGGATAAATTAAATTTTGAACAACAAAAGGCTATTTTGTACTCGAACACACCAGAGGTAATGGCTGAAACTATGCTAAAACTTGGTTTGTGGGATGAATATCAGCCAGAAATCAAAGATTTGGATGCTAAGAATTACAACTTCTTAAATACAATTAAAGACTCTGAGGAAAAACTGAAAACTTGGGATGAAATCCCTGATACTACCAAAGAACTTTATGCCGATAACTATGATTTGTTAACCAAGATTTATGCATCTGATGAGATGTACAGTCGATTCAAGGAACTACCGGATTCTGAAAAGAAATTTTTCGGAGAAAACGGTGACTTATTGCTTAAGATTCTAAATTCCGAAACATCTTGGAAAAGCTGGCAAGAACTTCCTGACTCTCAAAAGAATATTTTGCTTAACAATGAGGATTTAATGACGAAAGTTTTTGCTTCAGAAGAATCCTTAAACGCTTGGCAAGAGTTACCCGATCCAGTCAAACATATGCTAGGAAACAACGAGGATATTTTGGCAAAAGTCCAAGACGGGACAATATCTGTTGAAGATTACAACCAGAATGTCTTGCCAGCTTTGAAGAAACTTTTTGGAGATAACAGTGATATTATTCAAAAATTACTCCAAGGAGAAACGCAGTTAAATACTTACAACGGAAATAATCCAGCGAAGAAAATTTTGAATGGTGATTCTTCCTCTGCTCAACAAGCGGCTAAAACCGGTGGAAACGCATTGGATATCTTTGCAAGAAATAATCCAGCGAGAAAGTATCTTAATGCAACTGATAACGCTAGTTCGAATGCTTTCAATGCAAGAGATGCCGTGCAGAAGTTCATAAATTTACCATCTGTTATAACCAAGACATTGAAGGTTGCCACCGCTGGAGCTTCTATTGGTGGTGCTGCAGCTACATTCGCTGCAGACGGAACTAATTTCCATAAAGGCGGGGATATGATCGTAAATGATCAGCCGGGGCCTTTGTATAAGGAGATTGTTCACGAACCGGGGAAAGAGCCTTACATCCCTGTAGGGCGCAATGTTCTTATCCCTAATGCTAAGAGAGGAACCAAAGTCTACAAAGCAAGTCGTACCCAATCGATCATGCGGCGCTTGGGAATTCCTAAGTATGCTGACGGGGTCGGTATTCCGGAAGATTCTACATTAGTTAGAAATTTGAAAAGTGTAACGAATACCAGATCACAGGAAGCGAAAAAGAGTGAGTTTAGCGTAAACTTTGATAATTCGATATTTGAAGATATGCTTCAAGCAATCAACCAATTAGGTTCTGACATGAGAAACCTTAAAATAATAATGAAAGAAAAAGAAGTAGCTGATATTGTAACTGATGTTCAAAACAGGAAAGATAACAGTAGAAAAAGAATGGCAGGTGAGTTGTTATAATGGAAAGTGATTTAATTATAAAGTTCGACGATTTAATCCTGTCTGATTATTTCGATTTACTTGGGGAACCCGAAATGGGGCTTTTCGCCCCTGTTACGAATGAACTGGTAAGGTCAGCGAGAGGTTATGGCTCACAAATTAAAGATTCTCGTAGTGAAGCAAATACAATAAGCTTGCCTGTTTTTTCGACAAGAGGAAACTGGCGAGATTTTAAAGACGATATTTCTATACTGGCAAGAGATAAAGAGCTGCACAGAATTTGGTTTTCCCACGAGCCAGATCGTTATTATTTGGGAAAATTGGACGGGGAATCTAAACTAGTAAGGTCTTTAGAAAGGATGAATGAAGCAACCGGGAGCCTAACCTTTATTATTCCAGATGGATTTGCCTATGCTTTAGAGGAGCAAACCTTTCATTCAACAAATCAAGTTTTGTCAATCATAAATAACGGAACTTTCAAAACACCATCCAGATATTCTATTGACTTTACGGAAGATACAGATTATTTGGGTCTTTTAACTGATAAAAAAATCATCCAGTTGGGGACAGTAGAAGACACAGATGCTTCTACAATGGCAGAAAGCACAGTCATATTTAACGAGAGTATCACGGGAACATCGAATAGAAATTGGTCGGAGAATGTTGCACGTATTCGCCATACTCCGGATTCTTCCACGCTTTCTGGGCGTGTATCTTGGAAGTCAAACTCTGTGGAGGTAAGTGATTTCGGTTCAGGAGAGGGCTGGCATGGCCCAAGTGTAACGAGGTTTTTGGGCGATGATGCTATCGACAATTGGGAGTCAACATTTCGAGTCGGTTTAAAACGTGCATCAAGTAATCCCAAAAGAGAACAAGTAGGGCTGCTTGAGGGGAATATTTTAGATGCGGATAACAATTTTATTGCGGGGTTCAATATTAAGAAACCACGGGCAACGGATGAACGAGTAGAGTATGCCTTTTACATTGGAGATAATCGTGTATTTCTGGGTGACATTCCTTATAATTTTCGGGATTTCTTTGGAAATGTAGTAATCAAGAAAATCGGTAGTAAATTCGTCTTTTCGATTGGCGGTTTTGGTGACAATTGGAAGTTCAACTGGAGTTATAGCAAAAGTTTTACGAATGATGATGTAGCTAACTTGCGCGCTAAGTCAATGAGCGCTTTTTTTGGTTCATGGAATTGGCGGCCAAGCATGTCATTGGGCATGAGTTACGCCAAATTCACCAAAATAAATACGAATAATCCGGAAGAAGAATCACTCAAATTTTTGACTGGTGACCACCTAGAAATTACGGAAAATTTGAAAGTCTTTTTAAACGGCACGCCAGCTGATGACTATCTTGCAAGTGGTTCGGATAAGATTTATTTTGAGCCGGGGACAACAGAAGTCTTGATTGCTTCAGATAAGGCTCCATCTGTGACCGCAACGCTGAGAGAACGGTATTTATAGGAGGGATAGCATGTATTTTAGAGTAATAGACGAACAGTTCAATACACTCACCTCTTTTCTAGATGAAGACCTTCTTGATGATGAGCAATGGTATTCCCAACAAGGGAGTACTCTTTCATTAACGATTTCGAAGCAAATGTCTGGCAGCGAGTTTGTGATCGAAGACAATATGATTGCCTTTGTTGATGAAGCAGGCAAAAACAATCTCTTCACGATTATGAGCATTTCTGCAGAAGATGAGTATAGACGTACAATTGAATGTGAAAGCTTTGATACAGCTCTGATCGGCGATATTGCCAATAGTTATGTGTCCAACAAACCACAGACCATTGATTACTATTTGAATCGGGAATTGTATAACACCGTTTGGGAAATAAGGCTTAATGAATTGCCTCACAAAACAGCATTGCCGGATTGTAGCGGAACGGGTGATACGAAAAAATCTCGTATTTTTGCAATCGCAGAGTCATTTGAAGCTGAATTGGATTTTGTCATAGAATTCAATAACTCAAAACTGAAACGTGCCTACATTGATATTTATCAACAACGAGGAACGGATCTCAGTAATAATGTAGTACTTAGGACTGGCGATGATGTCGAAACGATTCATAAAACCACAGATATCTATACTACATTTACTGAGTTGAAAGTGTTAGGTTCAAATGCGGATATCTCTTCGATCAAGTATGATGATGGCATCTATTATACAACGGATGGTTCCAATATCATTTATAATCGTGAAGCCAAAACGGAGCGTGGCGGGAAAAAGGTGATGGGTTATTATTCTTCTAGCAGTGCTACTCCATCAACTATTTTCGCCGAAGGACTATCCTACTTAAAAGATAATGATGAAGTCAAAGTCAATTATGAAGTATCTGTTATCCATGGAATGGATGATTATCATGTCTTTGACTATGTAAAAATTATTGATAATGAATACAATCCAGCTATTCGAGTAAAAGCAAGGGTTTTAGAAAAAACGATCAGTCGAACTGATCCAAGCAAAAATAAAGCGGTCTTTGGCAACTTCGTCACATTGGCTAGCGGAATATCCGCCCGACTAAAGGCTTTGCAAAAACAACTTGATGAGATCGAGGCAAGGTATTCCGTCAAGCTGCTCAGTGACAATGGTACTGGGTTTATTGATGGTGTATCGAAAACAACGACATTAACAGCAACGGTTTACAGGGAAAACGAAGAAATAACAGATACGTTATCAAATTTGGATTTCTTCTGGTATAAAGTTGATAAAAACGGCGTTCATGATACCAATTGGGAACAAAATGCGTATGGTAAAGGGAAAATGGTCAGCGTGTCTGATTTAGATCTGGAAGATATCGCAAAAATCACCTGTCGAGTCAATGTTCATAAAAACAAATGGGTCCAAGCAATCTACTTTATCAACGGACTAAAGGCATTAGCGTATAGAGTAGAGCAATTACGAACAGAAGACACGTTGGTCGTTCCTGTAATCACAGATACGCATTACGCAACGGATGTCATGAATAAAGAAGACATACGAGGCAATCTGATGGTATTTGATCACCTCAAAAATTTCGTGGAATTTACAAATATGGTTGCGTGTGATTTCGTTTTACACAACGGGGATTTTGTAGATGGGCGAACAACCAAAAAAGAGAATGTCAAAAATATTGGAGAGTTTATGGGCCTTTTGGGGCAAGTAGACTGTCCATATTTTATTGCTTTAGGGAATCATGATGACAATCGTTATGGGAATCGAGCAAGCGGAAATGTGATGAACCAAGTCATTTATCCGCAAGAAATGTATCAGTTAGTCACTACAACAGCAAGAGCTTTTGGAGTGGTGGAGAATCCTTTCGATCGGAATAGTTATTTCTATTATGATGTACCCGATAAAAAATACCGGCACATCATGTTAAATACTTTTGACCATCCTTATACATCTGGGGCGAATCAGGATTTGAATTATATCAATAATGGTGGCTATAGAGAAAAGCAAATCAAATGGTTGATCAATGTGTTGAAAAATACCCCATCAGATTACACCGTGTCTCTTTCACAGCATTGCTCAATGGGGACGGGTTACAATGACACGAATCCGGAATACTTGTTCAATGCATTGATCGTTGAGGGCATCGTAGGCGCATTTCGAAATGGCACAACGTACATTGGAGAAAATAAAACCGATAGAGATTTTCTCGTCAGCGTTAATGTGACGTTTGATCAACCGCATAAAGTAGCCTTTGTAGCAAATGGACACCATCATGTCGATCGAATGAAAGTTGTCAATAATGTCATGAACATCACAACTGCCATATGTAACCCTGAAGGACGTCCTCAAACTTGGTTCACTTTGACTCAAGATTTATGGGATGTTTTTTTGATCAATACGAAGACAAAGCATGTGGATGTATTGCGATATGGCTACAGTGATAAAAATCGGCAATTTGATTATTAGGGGGTGGGAGAATGCCAGTAGTACAAGATGAAATAAGTCTCGTGAAAGTATCGGACGGTAATGATGGAAAAGATGGAGTTGCTGGAAAAGATGGCGTCGGAGTAGCTCAAACTGTAATCTCATATGCTCAAGCAGCATCAGGCACTACCCCGCCAACGTCAGGATGGTCTACATCGGTACCTGCATTAATCAAAGGGCAGTTTCTTTGGACAAAAACAGTCTGGTCATATACTGACAGTACTACAGAGGTTGGTTATACAGTTTCTTATAATGCAAAAGATGGAAACGATGGCGATGATGGTATAGCTGGGAAAGATGGCGTGGGTATTAGCAATACCAAAATCGAGTATGTGGGATCATCAAGTGGAACTGTAAAACCTACAAGTGGATGGAATACTACTATCCCTGCTGTTCCTGAAGGCTCATTTCTTTGGACAAAAACGACATGGTCTTATACAGACAACACATCCGAGGTCGGGTATAGCGTGGCTAAAATGGGAGCTAAAGGAGATCAGGGGATACCGGGAACGCCGGGAACCGATGGTAAAGATGGTGCGAATGGACAAGACGCAAAAGAAGTAATCAGCGGCTATCTTTCAAATGAATCCATTATCGTGCCTGCAACTGCAGCAGGATCCGTAACAGATTTCTCAAAAGCAGCGGGAGATTTTATTATCTACGAGGGGCAAACTAAAGTTTCATCTGGCATAACGTATTCGAAAGTTTCTGAAACAGGTATGACGAGCACGATTAATTCAGCGGGGCGTTATACAGTCACTGCTTTGTCAGCTGATGTTGGAACGGCAACATATCAAGCGGTATACAAAGCCGTAACTATTCAGAAAATAATGATTGTCGTTAAGAATAAGCAAGGGGCAACAGGTCCTGCAGGATCTAACGGAACAGACGGGAAAGGAATCGTGTCTAGTGCGACTACTTACCAAGCAGGGACATCTGGAACAACGCCACCGAACGGAACATGGAGTTCTTCAATACCTAGTGTTTCTGAGAATCAGTACCTTTGGACAAGGGTTGTTCTTACTTACTCCGATAATACGACTTCAACTGCTTATTCTGTTGGGAAAATGGGAGCAAAAGGAGAAACAGGCGCTACTGGATCGACAGGAGCACCAGGAGCTACAGGGAATGGAATTAAAAGTACAACCATCAATTTTGCTAGTTCAACTAGTGGTACAGTAGCGCCTAGTAGTGGCTGGATCACATCAATTCCCACAGTTGCTGCTGGAAATTTCTTATGGACAAGAACTATACTAACGTTTACTGATAACAGCACCAATACTTCATATACTGTTGCAAAGCAAGGTGAGAAAGGTGATCCAACTGGTATCATAAGTCAATCTACAGTACCAACTAATCCTTATGTTGGCATGCTTTGGCAAAATACAGGTGCAAGTGGATATATTATTGGAGCAACTTACCAGTGGAATGGTAGCAAATTTAATTTATACATTTTTACAGCAGATAATATTGTTACAACTACTCTATCTGCAATATCTGCTAACTTAGGGAATATCACAGCGGGGAATATTAGTGGAGTGTTGATTAGTGGGTCTGAATTTCAAAACCCATTTTCAAATGAACCAATTGACGGAGGGGATGGATCTACGGGTAGCACTGCTTCCGGTATTGCTACGCTTAAAGGCAAGCTCAGTTTTGATGGAGAAATAGATACATCTCATAAATTTGCCACGGAGTATGGTCCGGTAAGGCTTGGTGGAACAGTACGTCTAAAAACAGCTTCTCCTACTACAGATCCTGCGTTAATGTGGTGGTTAAATCCTTACGGTTTAACATTGAGAGTGAATGGAGTTGGCGGGACACTTCGATATCAAGATTTACTTGCTTACACAGATACGCTACTTTCACCTAACAGCGGTTTCAGTCAATATACAACAAGTGGAGATAACGCGCCAATAGTTTCACGGGTAGGTCGCATAGTTCAGCTGTCAGGAGCGTTTAAGAATAATAATGAACTGCCAATAAATGCTGATATGGTAATGGGAGTATTGCCAGAGTGGGCTAGACCTAGCCGTTTGGTTATACAAAGACAGCAAGCGTCATATAACAATACGTTTTTGCTGACGATAAAAACTGACGGGACTATAAATATGAGCCGTCATGCTGCAGGTGCTTCAAATGTAACTGTGCCATCTGGTTCTTGGCTCAATATAGCTGCAATGTTTTCTGCAAAAGATTTCTAGAGAGGTGATAATATGTCCGACAATCAAAAACAATTTTCTGAGTTGTACAAATCACGAGAAGGTGAGTTTAATAAAGAAATGCAAGAACTTTTTAACAAAATTCTGGCAGATGACTTCAAAAACGATCCTCTATTAATGGATGCGTTTATTTACTCACTATATAGCGAGATAACGGCAAAGGAACCCACTGAACTTGAAGTGTTAAAACAGGAGAACAAACAGCTGCAAGAAGACTCAGAAATGATCCAAACAGCTTTTATGGAATTGTCAGATTATGTTTTTTCAAAATAAAGGAGGGATAACACATGGAATTTTCAGCGGTGAAGATGTTATACGCAACACATGTGATTGAAGGAAAACGCACTATTGAAAGCGTTCCTGAAATGTTACGTGAAGATGTTGCAAAAATTGTTGACGAAGCAAAAAAGCCAGAAGGAAGCAACTAATTGGATATGTAGCAGCAGGAGCAATCGGCTTATTAGCCGGTTGTTTTTATTTTAGGAAAGTAGGTGGCATATGTTAAACGTAGGAGAGTTAGCAACTTGGGCGGGTTGGATAATGACGATTGTTGGAATGCTGGCATTTGTAATCAAGCCGGTAATGTCAAATTTCACAAAAATTGCAGATAATCTGACTAAGCTTGCGCATAATCTTGATCTATTAACCAGAGATTTAGAAGCTAGTAAATCTGATCGTGTAGCAATTCATGATGAATTAAAGCGACATGATGAGCGCTTGGATAAGCACAACGATCGATTGATTGAACATGGTGAACAATTAAAATCTTTATGGAAAGAAAGAGGGAAGTAATATGAAATTGACGAACAAGCAATATGATTTAGCTAAAAAAGTTTTAACCGTTGGCGTGCCAGGTGTCACGGCATTTATCGTAACTCTAGGCGGTTTATATGGATTCTCAACAGAAATTATTGTTGGAACGATCACGGCTGCTGCAACTTTAGCTGGTGTGTTCTTGAATATCGCTAGCAGCCAGTATCAAGATGAACAAAAACCAGATTACGGGGACGGACAAGAGTTCACAGAAAAGAAGGAGTAGCCAGTTGGCTGCTCTTATTAAATTGAAGGGATGATCAAGATGAAAATTACAGTTGAAGGTACACCGAAGAAGCAAAAGAATTGCTCCATGACGTTGATCTCGTCTTGGAGCAAAATTTAACATAGAAGTAGTCAAAAAGGCATGTGAATTTTCTTTGGGTTTTACTATGCAATAGGAATTATTGTTGATTTTTATAATCGATACCTAACTTATCAGCTATTGATAGTATGTTTTGAATTTGTGAAAAGTCGCCAGTCTGAGCAGCTTGTAATGCAAGTTCTTCACCTAATTCATAACCTCTCCTATGTCCACTATTTTCCTGAGTTATTTTGTTGTCCATTGTAACGGTAATCATAGCCTCTAATTTATTGTTGATGGATTCAATGTCTGGGGCAACTACAGTGTATTCTAAGACGCGAATATTACGAACATCTAAAGGAAGATTGTCCACGTTTTGAGCAATCACAACGAAAGGTTTTTTTATTCCATAGCGAATACCAAATTCAAACATAACATTTGGATTTAATTTTGTGAGATCTATAATAACTAAATCAGATTTTTCTAGTTGTTGCACCACAGTATCATCAATCTTTCCACTATCATTTAATAGATCTGCTCTCAAAACATCAAAACCCATCTTTTCAGCTATCGGATTTAGAAAGTTTTTCATAACAAAATCGGAATCTCGTCTTTCCTCAGATCCTACTGAGCCGATGGGCGTAACAAAGAAACACTTTTTCATAACTAAAATCTCCTTATCATTTTTTATCAGTCGACCACTGACTGATAAGGATATTATAGCAAAAAATTATTGTCAAAAGGAGGAAATTAAAATGAGCATTGAAAATATGATTAAATGGATGACTGATCGTGAAGGTAAAGTAACCTACTCCATGACAAGTCGCTTAGGACCTAAAAGCTATGACTGTTCTTCTGCAGTGTTCTTTTCCATGATCGCTGGTGGATTTCTGCCTAGTGGATCGATGGGTAACACTGAAACATTGTTTGCAATGTCAGGTACTAAACTGAAAAAAATCAGTCGATCAGAAGTAAAACGTGGAGATATTTTTGTTGCTGGTACTCCTGGTCATTCCAACGGATCAGGAGGCCATACAGGTATTTTCCTAAGCAATAAGAGTTTCATTCATTGTTCGTATTATTGGAACGGAATCCATACTGATAGCCATGATTCATACATGAGTACCCGGTTAACGCATCATTTTTATCGAATTGTTGCATCTGGTGATGTTAAACCTACCGAAAACAACCCTCAGATGATTCAATTAGCAATAGATGGACAATTCGGCAATGCTACGGCGAGACGCTTGCAAGAATACTTTGATACTGCTGGTAAAGATGGCGTTATAAGCCACCAATACAAGCAGAAATTTAATCAGAACATTTATGCTGCTGAATTCGATAATTCTTTGATTGGATCAAATGTTGTTTTGGCATTGCAAAAGTATTTGGGCGTAACAGAAGATGGTCTAATGGGCCAAGCGACAATCAAAGCATTCCAAAAACGATTGGGTACTATGCCAGACGGTATTATTAGTCCTGTTTCGAGCATGGTTTCTGCACTACAGAAAGCATTGAACAACAACAAATTACCTTAAACCAATTTCGCAAATAATTGCAAACCATTGATAGGAGTAGTCATAATGTCTAATGAAACCAGAGCACACATTCGCAGTATACTATGGCAATATAAAAAGATCGAAAAAACGTTTAAAGAGTTCTCAGACATTATTGCAACAGATAGGAACCCATATATGGAGTATCCATTAGGCGAAGAAAATCCAAGTTGGACAATGAATCAAATTTTATTTTACAAATCCTTTTTAAGAGTGGTCAATGGGGTTCTAGAAGATTCAACACTTGATGTTAGAGATATATTTTATGTGAAATATTACAACGGCCATTCTAAGAAATGTATAGCGGTTGTATCAGCGGAAACTTTTCTAAGCGAATCTACTATAAAGAGAAGAGATGCAGAATTTATTAATGAAATCGCAAAAAGATTAGGGTGGTTATCGGTTTGACCTCTTTTGATTCATACTTCGATTTATACTGTAAGTGGAGATAGGGAACATGTTTCGAACTCGTGGACGCACGAAATATATTTCCAAAGGAGGCTTTAAATTTGGGTAGTATAAATAATATGATTCAATGGTTTAAAGACCGAGAAGGTAAAGTAAA